CGATACAGGAAGAGCTCCTGCTTGTACAGCGGCCCGTGTGGAGCCTGAGGTACCCCCACATTACTCGGCTTCCGCACCTCCGGCGATACAGGAGTCATGGACTCCTCTTGCGTTGTCTGTCCCAGTTATTCATGGACACCCGTGGCTTGCCAGATCCCGGAACGATGGCTACTGCTATGCATTACGTCATTGGGCACGAGCGCTGGATGGTGCATCCTCGCCTAGTGATATGGTGCTCTGTCTTGATGTTGGTGGAGGTCGAGCGGGTATCCTCAAGGCGTTGGCGTTTGCAAAGTCAGTACCAGGGGCCCGTAACGGATTTATCCATGTGCTATTTCCGCGCCTTTCTGACTTTGATGCGGCCCGTTGGGAGGACCTCGGGCCCGCCCGCAATGAGCTCCGCCACGTTGGATTCAGCGATGGCGGCGATGCGCCTGTCGTCGCACCCTCGCCGGGATGCGTCCACTACTGCCACCACCGGTTGGTAGAGTGTGATTGCATTGCCCGGTATCCTTTGCGCAGCATCAAGGCACTCGCAGCAGTGTCCGTACACAGCCTCTATTACCTCACTGAGAGTGACTTGAAGAGGTTGCAAGAAATGGCCGGTGCAATTCACTTGCCGGCTGCAACTCTTGTTGCCGTCGTACATCGACCTAAGGAGGGCAAGTTGCCAGTTCTCAGGCCTGAATTTCAATTCATGGACGTGGCCGATGCGGGACACCTTGTCAGTCCGCTTGACCGTATGGCCTATGGTGCCCGAGCACTCCTTTATGGAGCGCGCACCATGGCCATGGTGCCCCTGTCCAACAATGGCACCGTCTACATTCATGATGCATTGGCCTGGCTCTCCTCAGGCTTTCACTCAAGCCCCTTGACCCGTTGGCTCGATGAGCTGACGCGCCGGGGAACAGTGTCTTGCGCCCTTGCGGGGGCACTCATTTTGGCAGCAGTGGTCGGAGTCGCACTCCTGACCTATTATGCAGGGGAATGGACTTACTTCGCCTACTTGCGGGCGGTACGGAGTCCAGGAGTGTTGGAGCGGATACCGGGCATTGGTCGCTACTTTGCCCTCCGGTTTGAGGCTGATTCCAGGTTGGCATGGGCTGGCCTGCTGGCAGTTGGTACTTATGCCGTCTCAGTCGCGATGACGCGATGGTGGTCGTGGGCCTCTGATGAGCCCGGACCGGCCACTGACATGACTGTGTCGGTGGCGGGCATCACCACCATTGCTGACGGGTCAGGACATGGAGTCGCTGACGTGCTTCGAGTCACGATTGGACAACCTCGGAAACTTGTCCGGTCGGTCTTCACGGATGTTGGCATCATCGAGCCTCGTGCTTTTGATCTTGCTATGTGTCTGTACAGCCAGAATCCGGCGGCCATGAATGATGCCGCAGTGCACCGAGCGACAGCTACAGTCATGCGTCGTTACGGCTACAACTATCTCAGCGCACGGGCCAGTGCCCAACAAGCAGCTGAACTGTTCATGAGCCTGAACCCAAACGACCCAGCTGTGGCGGCGGGGAGTACGAGACGCAGAACGTATTCTACCCTCGCGTGGCTACTGAGGCTGCCATTTGCCTTGGCGTACCAGATACTATCCTGCTTCACCGTGGTGCTCATATCTGGGTACCCGGTGTTCTTGACCGGCGCTGCGACGATTGTGGCAGCACTCGTGCTTCTCGATTGTTGGGACTAGCCTTCAAGCGTTGCTGGGTCACCAGCAATTGCATTCACAATGCCGTCAACGCACTAGCTCTTAGGCATCTAGTCCAATTTGCTTACCCCATAACCGAGCTCCCAGGCGAGCCATATTTATATCGCCCCTCTGTTTATGAGGAGCTGAAGCGTGATTTTCACGCCTGCTATAGGGAGGGTGCCTGGAGAACAGGCAAGTCGCTCAGGCGGCAGGCCGTTATCCAGGATAGCTTAGATTGGGATGAGCCAAGGGAGGATCGGGCCAATTCCCACATCAAGACCTCTATTGAGGTCCAGGTGCCGACCAAGAGTCGTTTGATTCAGGCCTTCCATAGACCTGCTGACAATTACGCCCTTGCTGACCTTCACCGGGCCTATACAGACGCATTCGTTCGTTGGACATCAGTTCCCCGCACTTTTGGAGATATGTATGTCCACGTCCGTTCAGCCTGTGGCCTTAACCACCAGCACATTGCTGAGCAAATCACGGAATGGGTTCGGGAACTGGCTAACCAGCAATACCGAATTTTCATGGATGATGTCACCAACATGGATGGATCCATACAGGAGGCCCACTTTCGACCACATCTTGACCTCTATCAAGCTCTTGACCCTCGTTTGGCCCGCGAACTACGCGCTGGCCTTCGTTACAAGGGTTTCATCAGGACGCGCCAGGGAGTTGTCAACTATATGGCCTACTGCACTGTTCGGAGTGGTGCCCAGGATACCTCCTCTGGGCAAACTTCTCGCCGCCTCGACATGTTTGTTCGTGCCTGTCGTTCCCTTGGAGTCAGGCAGGTGCGTGCATTCGTGTTTGGTGATGACATCATTGCGTTCCTGGTTGGAGGCCCTTCTGACCCTAAGTTGTACGATGCTCAGCATGCTCTAATGGGCTTGAAGTGTCGCGCTTGTTTTGTGGAGGAACTCGAGCAAGCTGACTTTCTGTCATGCGCTTTCGTTCCCGACGTGGCTGGTGGCTACGCCATGCTTCCCAAATTGGGTAGGCTGCTTGCCAAGTTGTTTTGGACTTGGCGCGACATTCCTCCTCGTCGGCTCGGCTCATACTTGCATCAAGTAGCTGAGGCTTTCTTACCCCGATTCCAATCTTTTGAGCTGATGGCTGTTTGGCTTTCGCGGCACATGCATCGGCAGGACCGTCCTTGGACGGGCGATGCTGTTCGCATTCAGGCCCCTCACCCACATTTATTGGACTGGCCTACATTTTTGTCCAAACGCTATTCCCTTCCTCTTCCTGTGGAACTCACAGCATTCCTTGGCACACTGCCTCCGGGCACCATTGGGATTATTGAGCATCCCTGGTCTCGTGCCGTCTTGGAATATGACCTCGCCGATCCAGGCGCTAGATAAGGCAGGCAAATACAACACTGACCAAATGGCAACCAAGAAATTGCAAAGTGGCATCGACTTGTATCTCAAGTCGAAGGCCAAAACTCCACCAAAGCAAGCCCCAATTGTTATTCAGACTGGCCCACCTCGCAAGCCCAAACGCAAGCAGCGTCGTAAGCAGCAACGTGGGCCTGCTATGTCTGAATGTGCCTCGAAGTATTTTGCAGCGGTTGCTGCTCCCTTTTCTTCCAAGGCAATGGGTGCCTGCCTGCCATATCCTCCTGACAGGGACTCCTTAAAAGCCAGTTGCTACTCCCGGTTCACGTTTATAACCTCTTCTACTGGTAAGGGTACAATTTTGATTGCCCCTAGCTTGACCAACGAGGCTTACTCTGTGTTTTATTCCGGTGCCACTATTGACGGATCTCTGCCTGTTTCGTTCACTTCCAACGCTGCACCAGCCACTGGTTGGATTGCCCTAGCTCATAACGGACCTTTCGCCAACTCTCCACTTGTCAGTGGAACTTTGGCAGG